CTCTACACCCATCGCCGCAGCCAAGTGCGCTACAGACGTACAAGAGGTAATCACTAGGTCACACGATGCAATCGCTTCAGCAGTCTGCTCCCAATGGTCTAGCGATACTTGTCCAACCCAGTTTGGGCGATACTGTGAACCTTCATCGCGCTGTAGGCTGATAACTTCAGCGTCAACACCCTTTACAGCGTCAAACAATAGTTGACTTGGGAATACGCGGTGCTGTTCATGCTCAAACTGTGGATTACCTTGCCAGCGTAACCCAATACGGTATTTAGACGATTTCGGTACATTCGGACGCGGAATGTATGCCTCTCCGCTAACATCCTTGTATTCTAACTCTAAAACCATAGCCGCTGACATAGATGGTAGCCAGAAGTCGTGTACAACGCCGAATAAGGCTTCATGTTGGATTACTGCGGTGATACCATCAACGTGACGTAGAAGTCCAGCTAGAGGGCCACTACACGCGACGATTACCTTGCATCCACGCTCTAAAATGTATTTGACGTACCTTACCCCGTGAATTTGATCTCCAAGACCGCCTTCGAGGTTTAACATGACTACGCCTTGAGATTTTCCATCCCATATAGGCATCGGTGAGCTAGGAACTGGGTTACCAAATACGCCTTCAATACGACCACGATAAAGTAGTTTTTCGCCATCTAATAAGTTGCCTTTCCACATTTGGTACCAGCCACGATTAAACGCAGCCCTGTGGTTCCAAGGCTCGTCCTTCTCAATCTTCTGCGCTAGTCGCCAGCCTTCGTTAAAGTTTCCCATCAAGCCTGCAGACAGTTGTAAGTCTAGGTCATGGATAGGGCGGTGGCCTGGGCCTTCGTTTAACCAGAAGCGTGGTTGTTGGTAGTCGCGATAGAACACACCAAGCACGTCTTCCGCTGTGGTTGAGTGTTGGCGTTTAAGCTCTGGCTTAACATCGTGAAGACCTTTAACCTGCCATACCTCTTCGTCGTTCTCTTTTAGGTGATCCGCGTTAATCATCGCCAAGTTATAGTCAAACGCTGGGATGTCTAAGAAGGCATGAATGCGGTCTAGCTCTTTCTGTGGGTTATTAAGTAGGTCGTCGTAGTCCACGAATAGAATGCACTCAGGAGCGAAGCGGTAGCCTGACTCTAGTGTTTGGTATGACTCTTTAACGTGTGAGACTAGCTCACTTGTCCTTAAGAACTCTTCTAGGTTGTCAGGCTTGGCTACACGCACCATAGACGCTACGCAGTCAGGGATGTTACGAACCGTCGCTATAATCTTAGGCTTGTGACCTAAAACCTTTGCCATCGTTGGGATGTTGACGTCAGATGCCCAGCCACGCGCTTTGTCTAGGATGATAGACTTGCCTACGTCCTCGTACTTAGATTCGCAGATGTTTCGTAAGATACGCTGTATCTCAGCTTCCGACTTAGCCTTGTCTGGCGTAGCTTGAACTGACATTGAGTCCGCCCAAGCTCGTAAGGTACCCACTAACATATCTAATAGTCCAGATGTCGCAGTCGTGTGAACCTCTGGGTTTTGACTCAAGATTGCAGCTAAGACGGTTGAGCCAGAGCGTGGAAGTCCTGATAAAAAGTATATGTTTTTCATTTCTCTCTCGTTATGATGCAATGCCTATTGTTGCGTAAAAATTATTGTATACTTTACTCCAATTTAAACTACTGCCTATTTGCACGGGAGATGAACGATAAACTAAGTCATTCTGACCTAATTGGCCACCGACGCTGTAACCCCAACTCCATAATGAACCATCTGATTTAATAGCATATGAAGCGTTATACCCAGCATTAATGGTAGCCCAATTAACTAAAGTTCCTACTTGTACTGGTGAAGAACGATTAACTCTATCATTCAGGCCTAATTGGCCCCCAAGATTTTGCCCCCAAGTCCATAATGAACCATCTGTTTTAGTAGCTAATGTAAAATAACCGCCACAAGAAACTTTAGCCCAATTTGTTAACGCACCAACTTGAGTAGGTGAAGAACGATACGCTATATCGTTTAGGCCTAATTGGCCGCTATCATTCAGACCCCAGCTCCATAGGGTACCATCAGTTTTAATGGCAAATAAATAATAACCACCAAATGATATTGAGCTCCAATTAGTTAACGCCCCTACTTGAACAGGAGATGAACGTCTGATTGTATTGCTTTGTCCTAATTGGCCATACGTGTTTTGCCCCCATGCCCATAAGGTTCCGTCTGTTTTAATGGCTGCTGATGAATATGCGCCGCATGCCACATTTAACCATGTAGATAATGAACCTATTTGAACAGGCGATGAACGATATCCCCCTGATACATTCAGACCTAATTGACCCTGATTATTTTTACCCCATGACCATAATGTGCCATCTGTTTTAACGGATAATGCATGATAGTCTCCTAAAGAAACTAAGCTCCAATTGGTCAATGCACCCACTTGTACTGGAGACGAGCGACTAACTTCATCGTTTTGACCTAATTGGCCATTGCTATTATTACCCCATGACCAAATTGTATTATTTTGTTTTGTAGCTATTTCATATGAATTACCAATAGCAGCATTTCGCCATGTTGTATCGGTGCCTACTTGTACTGGTGAAGAACGATTAACTCTATCATTCAGGCCTAATTGGCCTAAATTATTTGCACCCCAAGACCATAATCCTACTGGCATTGGTGGGTATGACCATAATCCCTGACCAGCCGCCTGCATCTGCGCTTGTAGTGTCCACATTCCGCTGTAGTTTGGCATTCTTTTGTTTCCTTAAGACGAGATGGCTATGGAAAAAATATTATTAGTATCAACAAGAATCCAAGTAGTAGCGCTCCCAACTTGTACTGGTGATGAACGACTTACTTTATCGTTTTGACCTGTTTGACCATAAATATTATACCCCCAAGACCATAGCGTTCCATCTGTTTTTATGGCAAGCATTGGGCCTGAAGCTGCTGACTTTGCCCAATTAGTTAAAGCCCCTACTTGTACTGGAGAAGAGCGGTCTACCCTATCATTTTGACCTAAAGTACCGTAACTATTTTCTCCCCACGTCCATAATGTTCCGTCTGTTTTAATGGCGGCAATAGAATTACTGCCAGAAACATTTGACCAATTAGTTAAAGCTCCAATCTGCACTGGAGAAGAACGATACACCCTATCATTTTGACCTAATTGGCCATTTTGATTTTGGCTCCAACTCCATATAGTTCCGTCTGTTTTAATAGCAATATTCATTTTTGGAGATATCTTAGACCAATTAGTTAAAGCCCCAACTTGGACTGGAGAGGAGCGATTAACTCTATCATTTTGCCCTAATTGACCATCATTATTGCTACCCCAAGACCAAAGAGTTCCGTCTGTTTTAGTAGCTACTGTATGATTATAACTAACTGATATATTAGAAGTCCAGTTTGTTAAGCCACCAACTTGTACTGGGGATGAGCGATTAGCATATGAACCTGCTTGATTTAATCCCAGTTGACCATAACTTCCATTCCCCCATGCCCATAATGTACCGTTGGTTTTTACGGCAAGCATAAATTCACCTGAACATATAACGCTAGACCAATTAGTTAATGCTCCTATTTGTACAGGAGATGAACGATTAACTAAATCATTTTGACCTAACTGTCCAAAATTATTTCTACCCCAAGCCCAAAGTTTTCCATCTGTTCCCGTAGCAGCTGATTGTTGTGTTCCAGATGATATACTTGACCATGTAGTGTCCGCACCAACTTGAGTTGGAGAAGAGCGGTCTACCCTATCATTTTGTCCTAATTGACCATAAGAGTTTTGTCCCCATGTATACAGCAGTCTAGGCTGAACGGGTGTTCCTGAAGTACCTGTGCTGTAAGGGCCTGGACCGTACGCATTTACCGCACATACTTGAACTGTATATGCCGTTCCATTAGTCAATCCTGTAATCGTGATTGGAGAAGCAGAGTCTGTTGCTGAAAACAAAACACCAGCGGCTGACTGAGCAATTGCTATATAAGAGGTAATAACTCCACCCCCCACATTAGATGGGGCAGTAAAGGCAACAGATACTTGTGCGTTGCCTGCAGTTACAGTTCCTATTGTTGGCGCATTAGGCACCTTCAAAGGGTTATACGAGGCTGTGATGAACCCACCTAAATAGCGCATTGACATACGATTAACTCGCTATGAGTTCATAACTTATTGAGTATGTAATGCCGCTAGCAGTACCTGAAGTTACCGTGATTGATGAGCCTTCTTCTAAATAGATAGCCGTTGTTTTATCCGCAACAATTAATGATGCATTAGCAGGCACGGAAATTGTACTTGTAACTGGATACGCTGTACCGCCAGAAGGAGCAGAGCCTTGAGCTACCGCGCCGTTAGTGTAGATAGACACCGTTGCGTTTACCGCTGATGAGCCATTCACGTTAGCAGCCACAATCTGATTAATCTTCATGACTGTACCAGAAGCCGCTGCGTTAGGTAAAAGCACCACAGCAGTCGTTCCACTAGGTGTAAGGTATGTTGTTTTGCCGTATATACTCGTTACGGCGACGATGTTCGGGGATGCCATGAGTTATTTCTCCTTAAAAATGATTGGCGTAAATGCCATGATACTTATTTCTGGCCTCTACAGCCACCAATTCAGCAAAGTCTAAGTCATTGAAATAACCTATATTTTTGCGTTTTTTATTCTCATCCACGTACACAAACCATTTGTTACTGGCCTTATGCCAAGAGACACCTTTTACTCCAGATGTATTGGATGAAAATAATTTTCTATTGCTAGCATTTTGAGCCGTGGTAGCCTCGCGTAAATTTTCAATGCGGTTATCTATTGTGTCTATGTTTATATGATCTAACTGTTCAGGCCATTTGCCCGTATGCCATAAGTATATAAGCTTATGTACGCAATAATGTTGACCTTTAATCTTTGTTGTCACATACCTACGACTTCTAGTTATTTCTTTTGGCTTAGACCCAACAACACGACCAGCATAATTACCATTACCGCCACATGCGTTTTTTCGCACAAGGTTGCCGTCTTCTCGATAATCGAAAAGCTCTTTAAGCATTTCTTGTGTAATTGTCATATTTCCTATAAACCAAAAATAAGGGAGAAAGCAATAGCCTGTCCCTTTGATGCACCTGAGGCAGCAGGGGTAGTTGATGCCCAAGTAGTGCCGTCACTCGTTAGAACATTACCAGCGGTACCAGGGGCTACGCCAGCAGCTAATAACTTACCAGTAGTACCATTATATAACGGTACGGCGTTAGCTGTAGATGAGGCAGGGCCAACAACATCCCCTGATGTACCGCTAGCGATTACAACAACGTTTCCGCCAGCGTCCTTAGTATACAGTTTTTTGTCGGTTACGTTAACCGCCAGCTCACCTTGAGTTAACGACCCAGCACCTGGTACTGAACTAGCGGTGGATGAATTTTTAGTAATAATTGTGACGGCCATTAATAGGTCCCTCCGTTAAGTGTACCCGTACAGTTTGAAATATCACCAGACGAAGGGGTACCTAGTGCTGGTGTAATAAATGTTGGACTAGTATCATAAACCAATTTGCCCGTACCTGTCGCGCCAGTGCTAGTCACACCTTCAAAAGTAGTATGCCCTGAAGCAGAAAGTGTAACAGTGCTAACAGATGACAGCCCTGCAAGA